CGTTGCTTGTCCTTTAGATGTTTCTCAGCAAGTTTGGGATGATTGGGTTACTTTGCGTAAGAGCAAGAAAGCCCCGATTACTAAAACAGTTCTTGATGGAGCAATAGTTGAAGCCAAAAAACTAGGTTGGACACTAGAACAGTTCTTGATTGAATGGTGCAATCGTAGCAGCCAAGGTTTAAAAGCAGAGTGGATTGTTAAACCAAACCCTGCCGACAAAGTGAGGCTCACTGTTGCGTCATCAAATGAGCCTGACCCTGCTTTGCTGAAGATTGCAGAAGATGCGAAAAAAGCAGCACCTATTCCGCTTGCAGTGTTGGCAAAAATGGCTGAGTTAAGGAGAAATGTATGAATAAGATTGAATTTGGTGATTGCGGAGAAACAATGCGTAAGTGGGCTTCTGAAGGCGTTAAGGCTCAAACTTGTGTGACCAGCCCTCCTTATTTTGGTTTGCGTGACTATGGGCATGATGGACAAATTGGTTTAGAGGAAACTCCAGAGGAATATATCAAGGCTATGGTTGAAGTATTCAGATGTGTTTGGGATGTTCTTGAGGATGATGGGACACTTTGGCTAAACATTGGAGATAGCTATGCTGGCAACAACTCAAGAGCGTCTAACAATGGACGTGCTGGATTTGGTAACGCAAGGGAAAAAGTTGTCAATAGAACTGGTGAGGGTTTAAAAACTAAAGATTTGATTGGCATACCTTGGATGCTGGCTTTTGCTTTAAGGGCAGATGGCTGGTATTTGCGTCAAGACATCATTTGGCATAAACCAAACCCAATGCCAGAATCGGTGCAAGACAGATGCACTAAATCGCATGAATATATTTTCCTGTTGACCAAATCTCAAAAATATTACTATGACCATGAGGCAATTAAAGACCCTGTTAAGGATGATTGGGGTACTAGGGACAGGGCTAACGGAAAGTATCACAATGAAGGAACTGGATTACAGCCTCATAGTGGTTTAGAAAAATCATATGAGATGGCAAACAAAAGAAGTGTTTGGAGTGTTCCTGTAAAACCATACACAGGCGCACACTTTGCTGTTTTTCCAAGTGAACTTATCGAGCCTTGCATCCTTGCTGGCGCACCAGTTGGAGGGATTGTTTTAGACCCTTTTATGGGTTCTGGAACTACTGCACAAGTATCTCAAGACCTTGGTAGGCAATACATTGGATGCGAGTTAAATCCAGCATATGAAAAACTACAAAAGAAACGTACAGCACAAACATCATTGGGGTTTGCATGAATTTTCAATGGCCTTTAAATGACTCCAACAGAATTAGAACACTTCAAGGACTGCGAAGCGAAAGAATGGATACGCAGGTTCAACCAAAAGAAATTGACGATTGGCTCAACCAAAGCATTGCTCTGGTGGCAGGGTGTGTGCGTGGACTTGGAACGAATCAGAGGAAAGTCAGATACTTTGCTTTTGAGGGACAGAATGACGAGGCTACGAAATGAGGAGAGCAGCAAGAGTTGATGCTAACCAAGACCAGATAGTTTCTGCCTTGCGTGGTGCAGGGGCATACGTCTGGATTATTGGCTTACCAGTTGACCTGTTGGTTGGCTACAAGGGTCACTCCTTTCTCGTTGAGATTAAAAGTACCTCTAAAAAGCGTTTAACGAAGCTACAAGCCGACTTTTTCGAGAATTGGTCAGGTAGTACCTTGGCGAGAATAGATTGCCCAGAAGCGGCTTTACGGATGATAGGAGTAGTCAAGTGATTATCCATCTGTCAAGCACAGAACAGGCGAAAACCAGTATTCGTCACAATTGGGAAAAGATAACTACGGCTTTGGACTCAGGCAAACATCTGACGATGGAGATAAAGCTGGCAAGCAAGACTCGTGAGCAAGAGGAAAAGTATCACGCAATGATTAACGACATTGCAAAGCAAGCAAAGCATTTAGGTGCTAAGTGGTCAGCAGATGATTGGAAACGCTTACTGGTTGACCAGTTTATGCGTGATGCTGGAGACTCTGGTGGAAAGGTAATTCCTAACCTTGATGGCACAGGGATTGTCCAGTTAGGGTTTCAGACTCGTAAGTTCACCAAAGAACAAGCAAGCGAATTCGTAGAGTGGCTTTACTCATGGGTTGCAGAAAACGGAATAGATTGCAACCTATAGGTATAAACACCTAGTAAATATTGTGTTTAGTTTGCTATACTTACGTCAGCCCAAGCAATTCGCAAGGGTACTTTTAAGGATATAAAATGAAATACGAATTTGACACAACAACTGGTGAAGGCTCTGTAATCGTTACTGTTGTGATGAGTTGTGAGCGTGACGAAGAAGGCACTTACAACGAGAACATTGATGAAGTCTGGTTTGAAGGACGTAACGTCATGGGCATCTTTACTGACAAACAATTCCAAGAATTAGAGATTGAGGGCTGTATGCGTCTTTCTAAGCACATCTTGGAAGAAGCAGACGAAGCCAAAATAGCTGCTTACGAAGGTTGATATGACTGAACTTTTAAAAGCGTTTGGCTGGCGCAAGCGTCAAGCTAACGAGATAGTAGAAAAAATCAGGAACGACACTCTTGAGGAAGTTGCTTTAGAGTTTGACAGGATGAATTTTGGTGATACATCTCATAGTTTTGCTTCTTTTGTAAGAGGCATGAAGGCTTGTCCTCCTTGCCACAACAACTGTAACCAAGGCAGAGACTGCCCTGCGAGGAACACATGAGAGTAAGAATTAAAAAAGACGCTGATGGCGCATGGACTGTTGAAAGTAAAAAATGGTATGAACTTGAGTGGCGTTATCAAAAGTGTGTATTGGGTGATGACGCAGAAAAGAGAGCATTGGAATATGCTCGTCTTCTGCTAAACCCTGTAATCATTGAAATTACATGAACAACAGACCCAATAATAGGGAAAGACTCCACTTGGCAAAGATTAAAGAAATGCCTTGTGGGGTCTGCAATGCATCACCGCCAAGCGATGCACACCATATTGTTCAGCATAATCAATACTTATGTATTCCTTTATGCAAAGACTGCCATCAGGGTAGCTTTAACGGCATACACGGACAGGCTAGGATATGGAAGGTAGAGAAGCTAGATGAGATGAGTGTTCTAAATCTAACCCTTGCAAAACTTTTTAATTAGCGCACAATGGACGCACTCAGTTGCCATTGAGTTTCCAGAGGGACTTGTTCCCTCTTTTTTTTTATGAGATAATAAATAAACTCCTAGGGACACCTATGTCTGGATTATTAGAGCCATCCGTAAAAATTGAGATTGAGATACAAAGCCAAGAGAAAAAGGGCGAAGCGTGTCCAGTTGCCACAGGTGACGTAGAAGTCAATCTTGAGTGTCGTCAAAAGGCTATCGACAAGGCGAACTACGGCCCAATGAATCCCAATGAGCCAAGCATGGAATACTGGCGTGACATTTCAAAGGCTTGGAGAATCTCACCTGCACAGGCTAAAAAGTCTCGTTGCGGAAACTGCTCTGCCTTTATCCAAACACCTAAGATGCTTGCTTGCATTGAATCTGGTCTTGAGATGAACGGCACAGAGATGGACGCTTGGGAAGTCATTGATGCTGGCGACTTAGGTTACTGCGAAGTTTTTGATTTTAAGTGTGCTTCCAAGAGAACTTGTGAGGCATGGATTAGTGGTGGGCCAATAACCGAGGAAGAATATGATGGGAACGACAAACCAACAAGCCGTGGAAATGATGCAGAAACTTATGCAGAAGAAGACTAAGCCCATGCCTGAGCGTGGTGAGCGTACTGCAAAGAACAAAGCAAAGAAGCCAAAAAAATGATGGGCTTGTACGCAAATATCGCTGCGAAGAAGAAGCGTATAGAGGCGCAGAAAGCAGCAGGGAAGACCCCAGAGCGTATGCGTAAAGTAGGTAGCAAGGGTGCGCCTACTGCTGATGCTTTTAAACAAGCAGCTAAGACTGCTAAAAAGAAGTGATTAAGCGAGGCTCTGAGCAGTTTTCTGGCTATAACAAGCCCAAAGCTACTCCTAGCCATCCCACTAAGTCTCACGCTGTTTTAGCTAAGTCTGGTGAGGATGTAAAACTAATCCGTTTTGGTCAACAAGGGGCTAAAGGTTCACCTGATGGCACGAAGCGCAATGATGCGTTCAAGGCTCGTCACGCAGAGAATATTGCCAAGGGTAAGATGAGTGCAGCATATTGGGCTAACAAAGTGAAATGGTAAACAACTGGAGTAATGTATGAGTAAACTAGCACGAGATGACAATGGACAGTTGTCACAGATTTACAACCTTGGAACAACCCAAGTAATGACTGTTACTGCTTCTAGCGTACAGTCAACAGCAATTGCATCTGATTGCACGATTATTCGTTTAGCAAATGGAAGTGCAGCGCATTGCCACTTTCAAATTGGCACGAATCCTACTGCATCCTTAACAACTAGCCCTATGCTTCCTCCTAGTGCCGTTGAGTATATTAAAGTAACTGGTGGTGATAAAGTTGCTGTTATTCGTAATGCTACTGCTACCGATATTTCAATAACTCAAGTTAACTAATGTGATGAAAACTAAGCTGAACAAAGCAGGTCAGAAAAAAGTTGGAGACGTAATGCACGAGTTTAAGACTGGCACATTGCACTCTGGTAAGGGCGGTAAAGTAGTTAAGAACCCCAAACAAGCTATTGCAATCGGAATTGCAGAAGCCGCTTAGAAAATGGGTAGGATGAAATAATGCCTAGTTTGCTTGATAGCGCATTAGGATGGATGCAAGACCCTAGACGTACTCAGCAGTTGCAGGGTACTGGCAGGGCAATCCAACAAGGACTGTTAAACATTCAGCAGTCTGATAAGCGTTTTCAAGATTTGTTTGATAAATCATTTGGTGACCCAAAGAAACCATTTAAGGTTACTGACAAAAAAGCATTGTCTCAGTTAGCCGAAATGACCCAAAGCGGTTTGCTTGGTATGGCTGAAGTTGGTATGTTTGTCGGTGCTGGCTCTAAAGCATTTGATAAGGCAATGGCTTTTACTGCTAGTAAGCTAGAGAAAAAAGGCGTATCTCCACAGGAAATCTGGAAAAAAACAGGAACTGTGCGTGGGCCTGATGGTCAATGGAGACAAGAGATTAGCGACATGGCATCTACCATCAAAGGTGATAAACCATTCCAAGATGTAATTATGGGTGCTTACCAAAGGGGCGCAGCAGATACTAATAATCAACTTTATAAAACTACTGTTGAAGATGTATTTATGCACAATCGTCTTAAAGAGGCATATCCAGATTTAATGAAAACTGAAACGCAAATGGAACCTTTAGGTTCTAAAGCTAAAGGTAGTTTGGCTTTTGACCCTAAAACTGGTGAGCAAACTATTAACATAAAAGAAACCTTACTTCCAGAGCAAGCTAGGTCAACAATGTTACATGAGTTGCAGCACTCAATTCAAGAAGCTGAAAACTTTGCTGCTGGCGGTAATGTTGATGTTGTTAAACAGTTAATCGCTCAATCAAAAAATAATTTACAAGCTGTTGAGCGTAAGATTATTAACCAAAGAGATGCTGCTTCTGATGAAGCTAGGCTATATATAGAAAAAGCAAAACAAGAGCCTGAGTTCCAAAAGTTTGTTAATGATGCTTTTGAAAAGTACAAGGCACAACTTGGTGAAAAGTCAGCAGAAAGACCATATGGTGTAGATTTACAAGATGCTGTGCAGTTTCAACTATTGGAACAGTCACCAGTTTTAAACAACTACATAAAAGAAGCAGAATCTTTAAGAAATTTGGCTAATTTAGACCCATACCAAGGCTATCGCTCTTTAATGGGTGAAGCTGAAGCTAGGCTTACTCAAACTCGAAGAAATTTAAGTAATGCTGAACGTAAAGAGTTTTTTCCATTTGAGTATCAAGATAAAAATATAAATCCGTATGGGTTAGATGTTCCTATCAATAGCTTGATACACTTAGACACTAGAGGTAACCTAATCGAAAAAGGTTTGCTAGGTCAGTAAATACTAACTTAACCTTGACCAACCCTAGAGGAGTCAAACAAAATGAATAAATTAGAGGCGGGAAAACCCGAAAACCTAACCAATAGGGGTAGAGGAAGACCTAAAGGGGCTACTAATAAGTCTACAGTTATCGTCAGAGAGGTGATAGCTTCTTTTGCTGATGAGAACGCACATAAGTTGCAACAATGGCTAGACGATGTAGCTGAAGGCATAGGTGGTAACAGACCAGACCCTGCGAAGGCTGCTGACTTATATCTCAGGGCTATTGAGTACCATATTCCTAAGTTAGCTAGAACAGAAGTATCTGGCAACCCCAACCAACCAATTCAGCACGTTGTTACATGGGCGAAGTAATCGAAATCCCTTATAAGCCAAGGGAACACCAACTAAAGATACATGAGTTACTAGATGGCAACAGGTTTGCTGTGGTAGTGGCTCATAGAAGGTTTGGTAAGACTGTGGCTGCGCTTAATCACATAATCCGTGAGGCGGTGCTAAACGAGCAAGAAACACCTAGATACGCCTACATTGCGCCTACCTATGGACAGGCTAAGAGGGTAGCTTGGGACTACCTCGTTAAATACACCACACCGCTAGGCGGTACTAATAACATCTCAGAACTGCGGGTGGACTTTTGGGGTAGGCGTATTCAGCTATACGGCTCAGACAACCCTGATTCCCTCCGAGGTCAGTTCTTTGATGGGGTCATCGTTGATGAGGTAGGTGACCAAAACCCTAAGATATGGACAGACATCATCAGACCAAGTATTGTGGACAGAAAGGGCTGGTGTCTTTTTATCGGTACTCCAAAGGGACACAACCACTTTAAAGAACTAAGAGACAGGGCTAAAACCGAGGAAGGTTGGGGCTTGCTAGAGTTCAAAGCCTCTGAGACAGGGGTGGTGGATAGCGTAGAGTTGAAGGCTGCTAAGAACGAGATGGGGGAAAGCAAGTATGCCCAAGAGTTTGAGTGCAGTTTCGATGCGCCTGTAGAGGGTTCATACTATGGGGAACTCCTTGGAGAGCTAGAAGAAAAGAAGCATATGCAAGAGATTCCTTGGGAGGAACTAAGCAGAACCTTTACTGCTTGGGACTTGGGCATGGGGGACTCTACAAGTATCTGGGTGGCTCAGTTAGTAGGCTCTGAGGTGCGACTAATTGATTACTACGAGAATCATGGTGTAGGTTTAGACCACTACGTTAAGTGGATTAAGGACAACGACTACACAAAAGCAGAGCATATTCTGCCCCATGACGTTAGGGTCAGGGAGTTAGGCACAGGCAAAAGCAGACTTGAGATGCTTGAGGAATCAGGACTAGATGCCAAGATAGCACCGAGGATGGGACTAGATGATGGCATCCAAGCAGTAAGACGATTGCTTCCAAGGTGCTGGTTTAACGTACCCAAAGTGCAGATAGGTCTGAATTGCTTGAGAAACTACCACAGAGATTACGATGAGAAGCGTAAGATATTCTATGAGCGTCCGTTACATGATTGGTCTAGTC